AATATTATAGCGGATGGCCGCCACGTGTCCCTAAGAGCCTTTATGAGGGTTCTGGTGGAACATATAAATGTACCACCGTTCCACCGATACATTCGTATAGTTTTGAGAGGAGCAATCGGTGGAACATACCCTATTTACAAAAATGCCACGCAAGGGTTCTTTCAATTTATATGCCAAGAATTTTTTCCTCACTTATCCCAAATGTTCTTTAACCAAAGAACAGGTCCTTTCCCAATTATTAGGGTTAGAAACAGCTGTCAACAAAAAATTCATCAAGATTTGCAGAGAATTACACGAAAATGGAGAGCCTCATATCCATGTGCTGCTTCAGTTCGAAGGGAAATTACAGACGACAAATAAGAGATTCTTCGATCTGGTCTCCCCATCAAGTTCAGCCCAGTTCCATGGGAACTATCAGGGAGCAAAGTCTAGCTCCGACGTCAAGTCCTACGTCGACAAAGACGGTGATGTTCTCGAATGGGGAGAGTTCCAGATCGACAGTCGAAGTGCTCGAGGAGGTCAGCAGACGGTTAACGAGTCGTATGCAAAGGCACTCAACTCAGGATCAGTTACAGAAGCACTTCGAGTACTAAAAGAGGAACAACCGAGGGATTATTTTTCTAATTTTCATAATCTCTTGGCTAATGCAGAGAGGATCTTTGCTAAAGTTCCAGAGCCATGGGTCCCTCGGTTCCACCTCTCCTCATTCACAGAAGTGCCTGTCGAGATGCAAGAGTGGGTCGATTCTTATTTTGGGAGAGGTGCCGCTGCGCGGCCGGAGAGGCCACTCAGTATCATCATCGAGGGTAGTTCGCGAACGGGGAAGACGATGTGGGCACGTGCGTTAGGCGTGCATAACTATCTGAGTGGACACCTGGATTTCAATTCTAGGGTTTTCTCGAATGACGTTGAGTATAACGTCATAGATGACGTCGCACCGCACTATCTAAAGCTAAAGCACTGGAAAGAGTTGATCGGGGCCCAAAGAGACTGGCAGTCAAATTGTAAATACGGCAAGCCAGTTCAAATTAAAGGAGGTATCCCATCAATCGTGCTTTGCAATCCTGGTGAGGGGGCCAGCTATAAAGATTTCCTCGAGAAACCAGACAATGCGTCTCTTAAGTCGTGGACACTCCATAATGCAAAATTCATCTTCCTCGACTCTCCCCTCTATCAAACGGCGCAAGAAGAGGGCAGTTAGGAGAAGACGCATTGATCTAGCGTGCGGGTGCTCCATATACAGACATATCAACTGTGTTGATCATGGATTCACGCACAGGGGAACTCATCACTGCTCATCAGGCGGAGAGTGGCGTCTATACATGGGAGGTTCCAAATCCCCTGTATTTCAAGATGTACCGAGTAGAGGACCTGAGATACACAAAAACCCGGGTGTACCACATCCAAATACGCTTCAACCACAACCTGAGGAAAGCGTTGCATCTCCACAAGGCTTACCTGAACTTCCAAATTTGGACGACATCAGTGACAGCTTCTGGGACGACATATTTAAATAGATTTAAATATCTTGTTCAGTTTTATCTTGATAAGTTAGGGGTTATCTGTCTTAACAATGTAATTAGAGCTGTTCGTTTCGCAACAGATAGGTCATATGTTCATCATGTACTGGACAGTCATTCAATAAAATTCAAATTTTATTAATTAGTTATCGAATCATAGAAATAGATCCGAATCTTGAGCGTTGCATACACAGGGTTAGAGGCATGAGTACATGCCATGTACAATAATAACGCATTCTCAGTGTGATTCTCGTATTTTCCAGCTTCCTGGTGATTGTACACCACATGATTATTGACCTTCCAGAACCGCTTCACTATAGCCTGTTCGTTGCTAGCATATTGACCACCGGTCACCTTACCATAGAACTTGTGCATAACTTGGAAACGATCTCTAAGATCGTTCTTCACAGTCGCGGTACTGGGTTCATTGTCAAACATGTTGAACACTTGCCCAAAGTCCATAGGTGTGCCATAGGGTCTCCTATCCCTAACTAACCAGAACATGACGCTGTTCGTGTGGTTCTTCAGTTTGATGTTCTCATCCATCCATATCTTACCCAGAATATACACAGACTTGACACAAAAACGCTTACCCACACGATGCGTAATACCGTTACCTCGAGTCACATCGGATATACACATGACCTTCCCAGTGTGAGAGATATCATGGCGTTGTTCATAGGACTGAACCTTGCATGGTCCTTCACATCCTCGAGGTACATCGGGGGTTCTATAGGCCCGATAAATTCTAGGTTTCCTGTACATGGGTCTGTGAACCCATTCCGTGGCCTTATTCACCTTGGGCCCAACACGAGGAGAATTAGAAGAGCGGCTAACTTTCGAAGTTCCCGCCATTAAACGCCACGGGGCATCGCGCTTAGGCATTTTGAATTAAAGCCTGTTCAAGTATGAGCCTTCATTTTATAACGGTCGACCAAGTACTTCGCGCCTAAGCATTTCAAATGAATTTAAGCTCTGAGGGCCCAATATGATTGGCCCAATATCCACCGACCCCCTTTAATCCAACGGTTATCGCGAGTACGCGGCTTTAACTTAAATTCATCGCGCGGTCCTGCGCGCGCCACGTTACCTTCCTTGAGTCCGTACAAAAAATCGCGCGGCCATCCGGTGT